TTCGACACCTGGACCAACGAGGTATGCCGCCGGACAAAGATGCTCAAGCTGCTCGCTGCGGGCGTCCGTGGCGACGACATCAAGCGCCACTGGTCGTGGGTCGAGAAAGGCGCCGTCTATCTCGATCAGATCGGCTTCGATCCGGGCGGCGACGACCAGAACATCCGCTGCAACCGCTGGCGCGGCTGGCCGACCAGGCCGAAGCGCGGAAGCTGCGACGTGCTGCTCGATCTGCTGCGCTTCATGTGTTCCGACCAGGACAACGCCGACGAGGTCTATACCTGGATACTCAAGTGGCTCGCCTACCCGATCCAGTACCCCGGCGCCAAGATGCAGACCGCGCTCATCATTCACGGGCCGCAGGGCACCGGCAAGAGCCGCTTCTTCGAAGCCTACGCCAAGATATACGGCGAGTACGGCATCGTCATCAACCAGGCCGCCATCGAAGACAAGTTCAATGCCGACTGGTGCGAGCGCAAGCTCTTCGTCGTTGCCGACGAAATCGTCGCCCGCGCCGAGATGTACCACCTCAAGAACCAGCTCAAGAACTTCATCACCGGCGAATGGGTGCGCATCAACCCCAAGAACGTCGCCGCCCACCGCGAGCGGAACCACATGAACATCGTGTTCCTCTCCAATGAGCGCATGGCCCAGGTGCTCGACGGCGACGACCGCCGCCACTGCGTCGTCTGGACGCCGGAAAAGATGAACGACGTCTTCTACGACGAAGTCACCGAAGAAATCAACCAGGGCGGCATCGAAGCCCTGCATGACTACCTGCTAGGCGTCGATCTCCAGGGCTTCAAGCCATGGGCCAAGCCACCGATGACCAAGGCCAAGCAAGACCTCATCATCCTGTCCGCCGGCAGCGACGAACTCTTCCTGCACGAATGGCGCGAAGGCAATATCGACAGCCTGCCCTTCGCCCCGGCCGGGACAGCGGGCGTCTATGCCGAATACCTCGCCTGGTGCAAGCGCAACGGCGAGCCCTACCCGCGCCCGGCCAAGCACTTCTGGGCCACCGCCGGCAAGCCCGGCTGGTTCGTCGGGCGGGCAGACCGCTACGTCGACATCCACTCGAGCACCACCGTCACCTGGCGCTGCGTCATTCCGCCAGCGGCGCTGCTCGCACGCCACGCAAGCAAGGAAGTATTGCCGCGCGAAGGCCTCAGCAAAACCAAGTGGCTCACCGAATGCTACTTCTTTGTCGAAGAAGCGCGCCAGAAAGCGGGGCTCAAATGACCAAAAAGGCCAATTTACCCGTCAGGCCTGACGGGCAACCTGACAGGCTAAGTCCATGATTACAAACAAACCTGACGGCCTGACACCTGACAACAGCCGCGCGTGTACACGCGACACGAATACACAAAATAAATCACGCGTGCACAAAAGCCCTTACGTGCGCGGCGCGCGAGCGCCCGTCAGGCCGTCAGGTGCGCCTATTGGCGCGGGTCTTGCCCGTCAGGTCACGTGTCAGGCTACCCGTCAGGCCGTCAGGTCACGCGCGCGTCTTCCCTCATTCACACACACCCATAAAAAAGAAGTAATGGAAAAAGAAAAGAAGCCGATGCGGCAAGCCATGCCGCAAGTCGCCGCCTGGATCGATGACCTGCGCCTCGCCTTCGGCAAAGAAACCATCGACGCCGCAATCCGTGCCGGCCTCGATGGCCAGCAGACATTCCACGCCAAAGAAAACGGCCACGAAATCGGCACGCCGATCCGCCATGACGAAAACCGGGCCGTCTCCATGCTGGACGTCCACCTCGGCCCCATGAACCCCGCCAGCGCCCCGCAAACCGCCCGCAAAGGAAATCGCCGTGGATGACATCGACCGCGCCCAGCAGCGCGAAGAGCAGGACCGCGAACTGGCCCTCGCCGCCGCGCGCAGAAGGGCAGGGCTGCACAAATGAGTACCCTCACCCAAGCCGCCTTCGCCCGTCACCTCAACGTGCGCCCGAGCTACGTCAAGAAACTCAAGGACACCGGCCGCCTCGTCATGGTCAGCGACACGCTGATCGACGTCGAAGCCAGCGAAGCCCGCATCCGCGAAACCGCCGACCCCGGCAAAGTCGCCGTCGCCGAACGCCACGCCGCCAAGCGGGCAGGGCAGGCCGCTGCGGCCACGGAAACAAAGGCTGCGACCATGGAGACAAAGGCTGGCCCCAGGGTCGACGGCCATAAAACGGCCAAAACCGCTGCCGACCCCGGCGAGCCGGAAGCCCCCGAAGTGCCCGGCACGCCAGACTACCAGAAAGCCCGGGCGCGCAAGGAATCGGCCAATGCCGACCTGGCCGAAATGGAAGCCCGCACCCGTGCCGGCCAGCTCATGGAAACCGCCGCCGTCATGGCCGCCGTTGCCGATGCCGGCGCCACGATGCGCACCCACCTCGCCACCCTGTCGGCCATCCTGGCGCCGCAGCTGGCGACCATGGCCGACGAAAACCAGATCCGCCTGCTGCTCGAAGACCACATCGAGCAGGCGCTCGGCGAGCTGGTCGAGCGGCTGGATGCGGCGGGGAGGGGTGCGGAATGATTACCAACGCAGGAACCATGGCCGCAATGCAACGGAGGATGGGATGACGCAAAGAGAACTTGCCGATCTTGGCATTGATGGAAACTGGACAGATTTCATGGCGCGCGCTGGAGAGTTTGCGTCCTGGTGTGCGGTTTGTGACCTGTTGCGATGGTATGAGCGCACCAGGGCCAGCCAGCGCAGCAAGTCGCGCCTTTACGCTGGTGTCGATCGCGCAATGGATTGCTATCGCCAAACCTTTGGCATGGACTGGGCGCCGTTCTAGCATGCGTCCGCTTCAGACCACCATCGCCTTCGCCAACCCCCGCGCCCGCATCTTCGCCACGCTGGCGCGCACGGTGGCCCCGCGCAAGCCGACCACGGTTTCGCAGTGGGCAGAAGCGAACATGCGCCTGTCCAGCAAGGGCAGCGTCGCCCCGGGCCGTTTCCGGGTCGACCGCAACCCGGCGCTGCAGGAACCGATGGACTGCCTGTCGGTGCGCTCGGCGGTGCGCAGCGTCGTCTGCTGCTTCCCCATCCAGTTCGGCAAGTCGACCATGGAATCGGCGGTCATCGGCTATTCCATGAACGAAAACCCCGGCCCGATCATGGTCTGCCTGCCGGGTGAGGTGTCGCTCGACAAGTTCGTCGCGCAAAAGCTCAACCCGCTGATCGAGGAAACCCCGGCGGTGCGCGAATGCCTGTCCAGCGTCGCCAGCCGCGATTCGCAGAACACCCGCACCTTCAAGGATTTCGCCGGTGGCCAGCTCTACATCGAACACGCCGGCAACCCGAAGCGCCTCAAATCCACCTCGGTCAAGATCCTGCTGGTCGATGAATTCACCGAATTCGCCACCAGCCTGGCCACCGGCGACGACCCGGTCGCCCTGCTCGAAGGCCGCACCAGCGCATTCCCGGCGGTCAGCAAGGCGATGTACGTCAGCACGCCCGGCATTCTCGGCATCTGCCGCACCACAGAGAAGTACGAAGACAGCGACCAGCGCCTGTTCCACCTGCCGTGCCCGCACTGCGGCGAGCGGCACGCCTACGAATGGCGCAGCGACCTGCATTTTGCGCTCGACCCGGTGCACAAGCGCGTCTCGTCCGCCTGGCTGGTCTGCCCGGAATGCGGCTGCGTCATCGACGAAAACCACAAGCCGGCCATGCTCGCCGCCGGCCGCTGGATCGCTACCAACCCCGGCCATCCGGCGCGCGGCTATCGCGCCAACTGCCTCTACTATCCGATCGGCCTCGGCCCGCGCTGGGCGGAACTGGCGCAAATGTGGGTCGACGCCCAGGGCACGCCTGAAAAGCTCAAGACATTCATCAACGACCGCCTCGCCGAAGCCTGGGAAGACCCCAGCATGCGCGCCGTAAAGCACAACCTGGTCGCCGACCGCGCCGAACCGTATAACCTGCACACGGCGCCGGAAGGCGTCTGCTACATCACCGCCGGGGCCGATACCCAGGACGACCGGCTCGAAGTTCAGATCGTCGGCTGGGGTCGCAACATGGCCGCCTGGACCATCGCCTACGTCGTGCTTCCCGGCGATCCGGCCAAGCCGGCGGTGTGGGAAGCCCTCAACGCGCTGCTCGCCCGCCCGGTCGAACACGCCAGCGGCGCCACGCTGCCGGTCAGCGCCTGCGCCATCGACGGCCGAGGCCACCGCACGCCCTTCGTCAAGCAGTGGGTGCTGGCCAACGCCGACGCCACCACCCCGGTGCAGCGCCCGATGTGCATCTTCGGCGCCAAGGCCAACAATGCCCCGGTCCTCGGCCGTCCGAAATGGGAAGACCTCAACACCCAGCGTAAGACCGAGTATCGCGGCATCCACACCTGGCAGGTCGGCACCGTCGCCGCCAAGCACTGGCTATACCGCCGCATGGGCGCCGACGCCGATCTCGAGCGCGACGAACGCCTGCTGCATTTCAGCGACCAGCTGCAGCCCCAGTTCTTCGCCGGCCTGGTGTCGGAAACCTACGACCCCAAGACCAACCGCTTCGTCAAGAAACGTGGTGCCCGCAATGAGCCGCTCGACACCTTCGTCTATGCCTACGCCGCCGCCCACCACCCGGAACTGCACCTGCACCGCTTCCGGGTAGCCGACTGGGCTGCCGCCGAAGCGCGCATCGCCGGCAGCGCATCCGCCCGCCTTCCGGCAGTTGTCGACCCGGAAAACGCACCCGAAACCGCCGCGCCGCAAGCCGATCCGCAAGCGCTCACGAAACCCGTGCAGCGCGCTCGCGTCTCCCGCTCAACCTACCTCCGCTGAGGAACCCCATGGCCGAAAAAACAGAATACACCCGCAAGCCGAACGGCATGGCCGAAGACCTCGGCGGCGTCATCGGCTTCAGTAACACCCTGTTGCTGTGCGGCACGCGCGGCGGCCAGACGCTTTACGTCCCGAACCAGCCGACGCCAGGCCACCTGCTCGCCACCCTGCTCGGCGAAACCGCCTTCCGCAAGATGGTCGAAGAGTGGGGCGGCGAAACCATCACCGTCCCGGCGCTCGCCGACTTCGGCCGCTACCAGCGCATCCGCAAGGGCGCCCGCCTGCTCGCCGAAGGCCGCTCGCTGCACACCGTCGCCCTGCTCACCGGCGTCACCTACAACCAGGCCAAGAACGACCGCCGCGCCGCCGAGCTGCTCGGCATCCTCCCCGCCGTGCTGACCGGCGACCGGACGATCAAGAGCGACGCGCAGGTGATCGCGCAACTTGGATTTGAGGGGTTTTGAGATGGCGGCAATTTCATGTTTTGACAACAACACGACCCCTTGTCCGAAATGCCACTCGATTGAATGGATTATCGGAGAAATGGTTGATAGCGGTGGCATGACGCGATACCCGTTCGTATGCCGATTGTGCGGCACCTACGTCACGAGCTTTGCGAAAAAGCGTGTTGCGCTCAGTGTTCAATATAAGCGCCCGTTCATAAAATCGAATGCAAAAGAAAAGTGCGTTGTATGCGGAAGCCTTGGCGCGCAACTCCACCATTGGGCCCCATATCATCTATTTGCCGATGAATCATCGATTTGGCCACAAAGCTACCTATGTCAGAAGTGCCATTCGCGCTGGCACAAGGTAACCGGCGTATAGCGTTACTGAAATCCGCTCACAGGCCGACCCCGCCCCATAAACGCACCATCCCGTAACCAATCAGAGGTTACGGATGGCTATTCTACAAACCGACATCGATGCGCTGACCGAGGCGCTGGCGACCGGCGAGCGCATGGTCCGCAAGGGCGACAAGACGGTCGAGTATCGCTCCGTCGACGAGCTGCTCGCCGCGCGCAATGCCCTGCAGGCGCAGTTCGACGCCGAGCAGGCCGTCGCCGGCACGGTGCCGCCGCGGCCCCGGCAGACCCGCCTCTATCACGGCGGCCGGGGCTACTGATGGCGACCAAGCGCACCCGCAAGCCGGCCGCCATCGCTTCTCCGGTCGCCGGCCCTGTCGCCCTGGCCGGAAGCCACGATGCCGCCGGTACCGGCCGCCGCATGCGCGGCTGGATGCCGTCTTCAAGCGGCCCGAACCGCGTCAATCACGGCGCTGCCACCATCCGCAACCGCGCCCGCGATGCCGCCCGCAACGACTGGGCCGGCAAGGCCATCCCGTCGCGCTGGGCCGCCAACCTGGTCGGCACCGGCATCATCGCCCGCCCCAAGACCAAGGACGCCGAACTCAAGGCCATGCTGGTCGCCCTGTGGGATGACTGGCTGGAAGTCTGCGACGCCGACGGTGTGCTCGACGGCTACGGCCAGCAGAACCTGATCGCCCGTAACTGGATCGAGGCCGGCGAAGTCTTCGTCCGCCTGCGCCCGCGCCTGCCGGCCGACGGCCTGCCGGTGCCGTTGCAGATCCAGCTGCTCGAAGCCGACATGGTGCCGGCGGTCGATACCACCGCGCCGAACGGCAACCCCATCGTCCAGGGTATCGAGTTCAACGGCCTGGGCCAGCGCGTCGCCTACTGGATGCTGCGCAACCACCCGGGCGACGGCATCGGCGATACCGCAACCACCGTCCGCGTCCCCGCCGAATTCGTGCTTCACATCTATGAGCCGACCCGCCCCGGCCAGCTGCGCGGCGTCTCCGACCTGGCGCCCATCCTCGCCCGCCTGCGCGGCGTCGGCGATTTCGACGATGCGGTGCTCGAGCGGCAGAAGATCGCCAACCTGTTCACCGCCTTCCTCGAAAAATCCCCGTCGACCGGCGATGCTGCGCTCGATCCCGTCACCGGCCAGCCGGTCAAGCTCGACACCGATGGCACGCCGATGGCCGCGATGGAGCCCGGCACCGTGCAGGAACTGCTGCCCGGCGAGTCGATCAAGTTCGGCGATCCGCCCGACGCCGGCACCGGCTACACCGATTTCACCCGACAGCAGTACCAGGGCGTCGCCGCCGGCACCGGGCTGCCCTACGAGCTGCTGACCGGCGACCTGCGCGACGTGTCCGACCGTGCGCTGCGCGTCATCCTCAACGAATTCCGCCGCCACTGCCAGCAGCGCCAGTGGCATATCCTGATTCCGCAGTTCTGCCGCAAGGTGCGCAACGCCTGGGCCGATGCCGCCGTGCTGGCCGGTGCCCTGAGCGGCGCCGAAGGCCGCGAAGCCAAGCGCGTCACCTGGGTGCCGCAGGGCTGGGCCTACATCCACCCGACGCAGGACGCACAGGCGCAGCAGATGCTCGTCGAATCCGGCTTCACCAGCCGCACCCGGATCATCACCGAACGCGGCGACGATCCGGAAGAAATCGACCAGGAACGCGCCGAGGACGACCTCCGCGAAGACGCCCTCGGCCTCGGCAGCGACAACGAACCCGCCGAGCCGTCCGAAGACGACCCGCTCGTCGTCGCCATGCTCGAAGGCCAGCGCAGCCTCGGCCAGTCGCTCGCCGCGCTCGCCACCCGCGAGCAGCCGGCGCCGCAGCTCACCGTGCACCTGCCAGGCCCCGGCAAGCCGACCATGAAGGTCGGCCGCCGCCTCGCCGACGGCACGGTCGAGATCCGCGAAGTCGAGGTCGAACCGGAAGCCGGCGATGCAGCTTGACGACTGGGCCGCCAATACCCTGGCCAACGTCATGGCCGACCTGCTGGCCGGCGGCCGCGTCGAGGTGTTCGATGGCGCCGGGGTGCTGCTCGCCGCCTGCGCCTTCGCCGCCCCGCCGTTCTCCCTGGCCAAAGACGGCGCCATCGCCGCGCACCCGTTCCCGCCTGCCATCGCCGAAAACGACGGCGCCCCGGCCACCTTCATTGCGCGCGACGCCGCCGGCATGCAGGTGCTCGCCGGCAGCGCCGGCTACCGCGATGCCGACCCGCCGCCAGAAATGAAATTCAAGACCCGCCTGATCGTCAAGGATGCCGACGTGCTGGTCGAGTCGTTCGTGTTTTCCCTCGCCCTGACCGGCGAGGCGCTCCCGTAAATCTTAAACAAAGGAACAGATCATGGCCCTCCAATATTCGGTTGCCGTCAATAACGCCCGCCTCGACCAGATCGAGGCCACCGCCGGCGCCACCGCCAAGCTCTACATCTTCTCCGGTTCGGCCCCGGCCAACTGCGCCGCCGCCGATTCCGGCACCCTGCTCGCCACGCTGACCCTGCCCTCCGACTGGATGGGCGCGGCCGCCGCCGGCGTCAAGGCGCTGGCCGGCTCATGGACGGGCACCGCCTCGGCTGGCGCAGCGGTCACGCCGACCCATTTCCGGATCAAGGACAACGCCGGCACCACCGTCCACATCCAGGGCACCGCCGGCATCGGCTCCGGCGACCTGCAGGTCAACGGCACCATTACCAGCGGCCAGACGATCACCGTCACCTCCTTCAGCATCACCGCCGCGAATACCTGATCATGACCCCCGCCCAAGCCTCCACCCTCAAAGCCCTGGCCCTCGCCAACCAGACCGCCGTCGACATCATCGCAGCCGGTAATGATGTCGCGCTGGCTGAGTGGTTCAACGATCCGACGACCACCTATGTCTGGAAGAACTACACGCCAGCCGACGACGTGTTCGACGCGATCACCTGGGCCAACCTGACCCCGCTCGATACGCCGGATGGGTCTGCGATCTACACCAACCGCGCCCTGCTCTGTCAGGCCAAGCAGATCAACTTGCAGATCATGCTCCAAGGCAAGGAACGCATCGCCACCAGCAAGTCAAGCATCCGCAATGGCCTGTCCGATGCACTGCTCAACGTGCCGAGTGCGGCAGGCGGCGCTACGCAGTCCGCCGGCTGGGCAGCGGTAAAGGCGGCGATTTCGCGTTTTGCTACCCGTGCCGAAGAAAGCATGGCAACCGGCGCAGGTACTCAGGCCGCGCCTTCGCTGCTCGGTTTCGACGGGATGGTGTCCAGCAACGACTGCATCACCATCCGCAACGCGGCATAAGGGGTAGGTCATGGCAGGAGAACCGACTGTCGTTTTCGGGACGACAAAAACGCTTGAAGCCAACGGCGGCTCGATCACCAATGGCTCTATCGTTCAGGCCAATGACGCCACCTACAGCATTGTTTCTGATGGTGCGTCATGGCCGGATGCCGAGTTCGTCGCCAGTTTCACCTATGGCACCGGCCCGACCGAAGGCACGGCGCTTGTCCTGCTTGCCCGTCCGATCAACATCGACGGCACGGGCGATGCTGAAGTTCCGGAAGCCGGATTGCCGCAGGTCTTCGTCGGCTCGTTCGTGGTCAATAATGTGACCTCGCTACAGTACCAGCGTTGCGTCGGATTCGACCTTCCGAAAGAGGCGGAGTATTACCTGTACAACGCCAGCACCGGTCAGACCGTTTCCGCCGGATGGACGCTGAAGGTCACGCCGCGCAACTACCAGCCGGCTGCGTAAGCCATGATGCCGTATCGCCGCGCCCTGACAAGTCAGCCGCAATACGTTGTTGGCGTCGATGCCAAATTTCCCGAAAAACCATTCGTAAAGGCAGCCTTTACGAATTCCTTTGACGCTGCCACAAAAACACCAGTAAAAAACAATGGGTTGCCTAGCGTTGCGGGAAATAGCGGTCTATCAATCGCGTTCGATGGAGCGAATTACGCAGAATTTTCAAAAGTTCCATACGTCGCCCCGCCATTCACTATATTTTTCGTCGCAAACAAGTCATCAGCAGCTATGGACTCGCTGATTTCATTTGGTGGCGCGGGTGCTGGTGGGGGCTGGCAAATACAGACCGCCGGAATTTCGTCAGATGGAAGAATTACTTATGGAGGAGTCGCGGATTACGCAAACATTTCGGGGTTTTATTCCATTGGAGTTGATGCGCTATATGCTGTTTCAGTAAACGGGTCGACCGCTAGGTTCTTCAGAAATGGTGTTTTTATCAATAGTTGTGCAGTTGGCACAGCGAACACGGCAACAAAGCCGTTAACCCTCGGTGCCTGTTATAACTCCTCTTACACCAACTTTTCAACGTCGCGTATCTATGGCGGCATATTGCTTTCTGTCGCGCTTTCAGATGCAACGGTTTCGTCAATGCAGGCGAAGAGGTCGGTGCCGGTCGATGGGAGCCATGTGCCACCGGCTACGTCGCCGGTCGGGTAGAGAATCTGCGGGGCGGTCAGCGAACCGAGGAAGAAGGTGCGCGACCTGTATACTTGGTTTGGGTTTGCCGCCAAACTCAGGTGATCTTGCGGGGACAGGTAGCCGTCAAAAAACAACTGGTATCCGATATAACCGTCCCATCCCCTACTCCCGTCAGATGGGCGATTTCCGACCGCGATAGCCGTTGTTCCGGGGTCAATATATGCACCGTTATCGACGATCTGTGACCAATTACCATCGGGCAATCCGTTGTAGTAGCCAACTGGAAGGATTGATCCCGCTGATTGGCCATGCGTAAAACCAACCGTCATCCATTTATTGAACTCTTGCGCCCTTGGTGCAAGATATTGGTTGTAATACCCTGGAGTGGCAAACCTTGAATATAAAAGACGGTTATTTGTAGCCCCTTGAAGATATATAGCCTCCGCGTTTGCTGATGTCCCATCCGCGCTGTTACCTGTCTGCGCCTGCCATAAGCGTCCAACATTTCCGCCGCCGTAACTGATGGCGTAAAATCTTGCAATGTAAGACCGCCATTGTCTTTTTGGCGTACCTAGCGTTGGCCCTGTAAACCACGAATTTGTATTGCCGGCCAGGGTGGTTCCGTAAGCGCCTAAAATTCCGTCTTTCTGCGGCAAAAGTTTTGGACTACCGCCAACACCAAGCCTCCCGCAGCCGCTTGGCGTCACGTAGAAATCCCTATCTATGACCAGAACAAGGCCGCGACTCACCCAATATGGATCAAGTTCAACCGGACTCTGTGGCTGACTTGTGCGGGCGCGGCGATACGGCATCATGGCTTATGCAGCCGGTTGGTAGTTGCGCGGCGTGACCTTAAGCGTCCATCCGGCGGAAACGGTCTGACCGGTGCTGGCGTTGTACAGGTAATACTCCG